CTACAAGGATATATACAAGATTTTGTATATAAACTACAATTTTAACACAATATGTGGAGGTATGACAGATGTCAGAAGCAACAATGAATCCAGAAGGAAATCAAGAAACAGCAGGGCAAGATGCCCAATCTACGGGTACAGAAAGTAGTGTAGATTATAAAGCACTCTATTTTGAAGAGGTAGAAAATGCGAAAAAGCAAAGACACGCAAAGCAAGAGTTTCAATCTCAACTATCTACTATGCAGAAAGAAAAAGAAACTGCTAAAGTTAGAAGTCTAAAAGAACAAGAGAAATATAAAGAACTCGCAGAAGAGCTACAAAAGAAGGTTGATTCATTGTCACCTTATCAAGAGAAGTATGAAGCATTTGAAGCTCAAACTAGAAGTGAATTGCTTGATCAGCTACCTGAGGAAGATAGAGAACAATTGTCTAATAAGGATATTAGTACAATTAAACTATTTGTAAATAAATTTAAAACACAAAAGCCTCAGAATGTAGATCATGTTCCTGGAAGAACTCGTGGTGTTGTTCAAGATAAGCCTTGGGCTGAAATGGATGATAACGAAAGAAGAGCCTTCTACGAACAAGCTGCAACAAAGAGGTAAATTAACGAAAGAAGGTATTAAAAATGAATAGTAAATTAACTCTTAGTGGTGGATTGCAAGATTCAACAGATGCTGTTCTAGATAAGTTTATCCCTGAAATTTGGGGGGTTGCCCTTCAAGATTATTTTGAAAAAAATCTTGTTTTCGGTTCAATTGCAAACGACTTATCAGGATTAGTTGCAGGAGGTGGCGATATGATTCACCTTCCTAAGCATAGCGAAATAGATGCTACAAGTTTGTATGGCGGTGATAACAATGCTCTTGCATCTTCGGCTCTAACCTTTACTGCAGGTACAGCATCAGAAGGAGAACATACTCTTTCTATAGACCAATCAACAATGGCAGCAGTTGCAATAACTGATATTTCAAGAGCACAATCAAGCTACGATGTAATGAACATTTATACTCAAAAGCTTGGCTATGCGCTAGCAAAAAAAATAGACTTTTATTTAGCACAAAAGCTTTATCAAGCAGTAACATTTAATGATGGCGCAAATAGTGACACAGACGGAGCATCATCAGGAAATGTTATAAGCTTTGTTGCAAACTCAAGCTATGACATTAAAGCTTCAGGTGTAGCTAACATGATTAAAGCAATCTACGAAAGCGATGCTAATATTGATGATTATACAATGGTTCTTAATCCTGCGACATACAGCTCATTGTTTAAGTTAGACGAATTTGCTAGATACGATGGAACAGGTCTTGCTGGAGATTCAAACCCACTTATTAGTGGTTTCGCAGGTAAGCTAGGTGGAGTACCAGTGGTGATTTCAAACAACTTTGTTCATGCACCAAGTGCTGCTTACGTTCAAAGTTCAGCTCCTCAGTTCAACAAAGCTGATACTGATTCATCTGAAACTGCTGAACTTGCAGGGTACTTGATTCATAGAGATTCAATGCACATTGCATATTCTTCTGGTATGAAAGCTAGAGTACAAAGCGATTACGATCTACCAACATTGTCTACACGTTTCGTTGCAGATAGTGTTTATGGATGCTTAATTACATCAAATAATACAACCAATCAAAAAGTTTGGGCGTTAACAACTGGTGCATCTTAATAAGCTGTAATCTAATATTAAGGGGGTGGGCAACTGCCCCCTTATAAAATGGAGAAAAAATGATTTTAAAAAAAGTAATAGAAGTGGTTAAAGAAATTCCATCGGAAGCTGATCCTAAAAAATGGTTTGAAGAAGGTTGGGTAGAAGTAAAAAAAGAAAGACCTAAGGCAAAGCCAAAGCCTAAAGCTAAAAAGAAAAAAGTAGTTAAGAAGAAGAAGTGAAAGATTTAAGTAATTTAAAAAAGCAAATTGCTTTACATGAGGGATACGAACCTCGTGTTTATAAATGCCCTAATGGTTATGATACCATAGGGTATGGGTTCGCTATAAAAGATCTATATATGGATGCAGAGGTAGCCGACCTAATCTTAGATAAAAAGATTAGGGGTATACTAGCGAGCATAGAGGCTAACGAAGATTGGAACTCTTGGTTTTGGGATAAACCAAAAAAAATCAAAGAAGTTCTTATAAATATGATATTCCAGATTGGATTCTCTGGAGTACGAAAGTTTAAAAAAACAATACGATACATAAAAGATGATAACTTTTTAATGGCGGGCGAGGAGATGCTCGATAGTAAATGGGCAAGGTCAGATAGTCCTAATAGGGCTAGAGAGTTAAGTGAAATAGTTATATCACAATAACAAGCCAGGAGGTCTATGATAGACCAAAAAAAGTTAGTTTGTCCTAATTGCTACAATATAGGTATGCGCAAAGAGGGCAAGGACTATAAAGGTACGCAAAGATGGAAGTGCCGAAAGTGTAAATGTTCTACTATATATCCGATCTATGATGCAGACTTGGATATCATAAGAGAGAATGTACGCTTATCAAAACAAAAACAGCGTGCCCAAGATAAAAATAGAATTCATAACAAAGCATTTCGAGAACATGCGAGGGTTGAGAATGCGATTGAAGAATATACTAAGCAATTAGTAACGCTCTTTGAAAACAACAACCTTAATAAGTCTACAAATAAATTTAAGGTTAATAATAAAGCCTGCGGCGTACTGCAACTGAGTGATATTCATTTCAACGAAATCGTAGAATTAGAAAACAATCGATATGATTTTAGTGTTGCATCGGAAAGAATAAGAACCTTTGTAAATAAGGCTAAAAGGTACTTTAAAACAGCAAATATAAGTAATGTTGTAGTTGCTATGACTGGTGATATGATGAATAGCGATCGTAGACTCGATGAACTCTTAAATCAAGCCACTAACAGAGCTAATGCTACATTTCTTGCTGTGGATATCCTTCAGCAGGCTATATTAGATTTAAATGAAGACTTCAACGTATCAGTTGCTTCTATTATTGGTAACGAAGGTAGAGCTAATCCAGAAATGGGTTGGTCAAAGATTATAGCATCTGATAACTATGATTATACAATTTTTCAATGTTTAAGGTATTTATTTAGAGAAAGTAATGTTAAATTTATACAAGGGAATCCATCAGAATTAGTAATAAATGTAGCAGGTCAAAACGTATTGCTACTGCATGGACATGGATCTCTTAGGGGTAAACTAGAATCGGCTGTAAATCAAATTGTTGGTAGATACTCGCTAAAGGGTATCGCTATCGACTATATGCTCTTTGGTCATGTACATAGTGCGAGAATAGGGGACGGATACGCCAGATCAAGTAGCTTAGTTGGAAATAACGATTATGCCGACAAGTGTTTAAACTTAACTGGTAGAGCAAGTCAAAATTGCTATATATTTTATCAAGATGGCAATAGAGATGGTATAAAAATAGATTTGCAACATACAAACGGTGTAGGTTATAACATCGATAAATCATTGGAGGCATATAATGCCAAAAGCGCAAGTAAAACAAAAGAAAAAAAGACAATCTTCGAGATTGTCATATAAGTTTTGGAGTAATGCAACTCCATTACCAAGATTTTATAAATGATAGATAAAAAAATATCACTAGGAACTATTATAACCCTAGCTACAATAATGGGTACTTTTATGTTCACGCAAGGTGCAACAGATAATAGAATACGAGTAGTAGAAGAGGATGTAAAAGATAACAGAAAAAAAGTTATGTCTAATAAAGATAAGACTCAAAATCTAGAAGTAAAGATTGCAAGAATAGAGTCTAAGATAGATGAAGGCTTTAAAAATTTAGAACGATTATTAAAAGACAAGTAAATGAATGAGCGAACAACAATTACAAGCAATAGGAACAGATGTTATAGGAAGCTATGGATGGCTATTTGTAGTTGGTTTTTTGGCAATACTTTTCAGATCCACGATAGAAGGGCTAACAGAAAGCTTTAAAATATTTTGGGGTAATGCTATAAATGTAGGCGATGTTATCTACATTTGGTTAGAAGGTAAGAAGTATGCAGGAAGAATAGTTCGTGTAGGTTTATTTAAATGCTCTATCATAGTGTATAACGTAGGTCATACACACGATGGAGAGCCATATATAAGTGGTGGCGAAGATTTAGAAATACAGAATAGTAAGTTGAAAGACTTTATAATGACTAGACCAATGGAGAAGATTGACATTAGCAATTTTAAAACCAATGGTTATAAAAAAGATTAAAAAAGGAGAAAAGCATGTTTGAATCAGTATTAGGAATGTTAGGGGAGAACTCAGGACTAATAGTTGGAGGAGGTGGATCAGCAGTTGTTTTATGGGTATTAAAGAAGATACCTAATGAAAACATCTGCGGAGTAGTAGAAGTAGCTTTTGAAAGTTTAGGGAAAGTAATGACACTTGGATTAACAAGATGGTCAGCAACAAAAAAAGTATGGAACTCAACAATAGAACCTTGGTTTATTGATCTTATAGACAATGTATTTGGTTCAATGGTTAGAGGTCTTATTAAAGGTCTAAGGAGCGATGATTAAATGGTTAGCAAATAAGCTATTCCCATTGTTTTCGACAAGAATGCAAAATGAAGAGGGGATGTTGAATATTCAAAAGCGATTGCAAAAGCTTGAGAGGGAGGCGCATCCCCCCTTATATGAAAAAGATACAATATTTAAAATACATAGAAGATTAGAAGATTTAGAGATAGCAAAGTTTGTAGATAAATTTCCAAAGATGAAGAATTACGAGGGAACTGATTAGTGAGAGGCAGTAATAAAAGAATTTATGATATAATAGATAGTACAGTCGCTCTAATGACAAGAGGATTAGATGCTATTATGAAACCACTAAAAATAGGTGGTAAAAACACAAAACTTTTATTTTCAGAAGACCAAGTAGGTTACGATAAAGTTCCAACCATTGATTACGAATTAGCAAACAAAGCTTACGTTGACGATTTGGTACACAATCCTCCTGCAGAAGTATTTATGGATAAAGATTTAACTTTAGCTGGTGATTTAACTATTAATGGAAATACATTGACATTTGGAAATGGAGAGATAATTCATAATCAATCAGATGGATTATTTACATTTGTAGGAAGTGATCTTATTGTAGATAAAACTGGATCATCAAGCGCAGCTAAACTCGCACTTTTTGGAGATAGCGGGTTTGATGCAGCTGTGTTATTGTACAATGCTGTATTAGTAAAATGGTCTATTGGTAATGATGCGAATGACTCTGATAAATTAAAATTTGATGCAGGCAATGCTACTGTAGGAGCAGCTACTAAGGCTACATTAGATTCTAGTGGTAATTTTGTTACAGCAGGAAGTATCACAGACGGATCAGGTAATGTTTTAGGTAGTGGTGGAGCATCTTCATTGAATGATTTATCTGATGTTTCAGTTAGTGGTGCTAATATAAGTTTAACTGGTGCAAATCAATTAACTTTTGGCGCACAAGGGGTTGAAATTACTGCTGGAGAAGATATAATACTTAATTCAACAGATGATATTTTTATAAATGCAGATGGTGGAGATATAACATTTAAAGATGCTAGTTTAGAATTAGCTAAAGTAAAATCTACTGGAATTAAATTGCCAGATTTAAGTGGACTATTATTTGGTGATGATGAAACGGATAAATTTTATGGAGATGGAACTGATTTACTTATTTCTAAAGATGATACAGATGTTTGGATGTTTGAAGATATTGAAACAAAAACAGAGATACCTTTAAAAATAAGAGAATCTGCATCCGCTGTAGCTGATACAGCAGCATATGGTCAATTATGGGTTAAAAGTGACACACCTAATAATTTATATTTTACAAATGATGCAGGTAGTGATGTTCAGATAACTAATGGTTCATCTTTAGCTAGTGGAGGAGGTGGGAGCACTACATTAAAAGCATATATGGATTGGTATTATGTTTCTGCCAATGTAGCATCTACAAATACATTTTACGCAGCTACACATCATGATGAATTTGGAGTATCAAGTGCTATAAATACAGGTATTTCAAACTATACTGATACAGAGCATAGCGATATTTGGAGGGTAGCACGTTATGCAAAAAGAATACCATATAGTGGCACTATTACAAAAGTAATGACTCATGTGGAATCAACAGGAGCATCAGCAGATAGCGATATAGAGGTAGGAGTATGGATTGCAAGTTTTACAAGCTTAAATTTAAATCAGCAATATCCTTCCACACAAAATATTGCAATAGATAATTTGGCAAAAATAGATTTTGATTTTGACACAGCAACAAGATTAATGTTTAGCGAAACAACATCTTTTAATGCAACTTCATTAACGCAAGGCGATTGGATGTTTATAACATTAAGAAGAACAAGTGGTACAGATGGGTCAAGTTTTAATTGTCACACAACAGTAACAATGGATTTAAGCTAGGAGGATAAATGAGTTTAGGAAATTCAACAGTTAAAGATAGATTTGGTGATTTACTTATAGTAGATAATAGTGGAACTGGATTAACTACAAATAAGCAGACAATAAAAGATGGAAATGGAACATCAAGTGCTTTGCAAATATCGGACGATGAGGTATTAATAAAGCCACAAAATGATAACACTACAACTTCTTTGGATATTAAAAATACATCAGGTAACTCAGTATTTAGCGTTAATACATCTGCTCAAACAGTTCTTGCAATGAGTAATGTAGTTAACTCAGGATGCTTTGAATTTAATTCCTACGATTTGAGTTTAGCAGCTAATACTTGGACTCCATTAGCTTATGGAAATGGGTCTTTAATATCGGGTACGGATGATAACAATATGGGAACAAGTTCATCGCCTGCGACAACATTTGATGTTAGTACAGATAGCATAAGACACGCAGTATCAACATATGCTTTTTTGCCTTACACAATAGTAATTACGGAAGTAAAGATTCTTTTTACAGGAGATAGTTCAAGTTCAGATAATATAGAATTTAGTTTAAATGCATTTGCTTTAGATAGTAATACTGGCGATTTATCTAGTGGAACGATACTATACAGTAAATCAGCAGCTGCGTATGATAATACTAAGATGTATATAAGTGACTTGTCGGCAACTACAACTGCTGCTAGCGCAGGGAATATACTTCTTTTTATGGCAAAACAAAACGGAACAAATAACGATTTACACGCAAAAGTGTATGTGAAATATTATATTAAAGGCTAGGAGAAAAAATGGAAAGTTATAATCAAGTAATAAGTTTAACAGCAGGAAGGAATAAGTATTCATTTCAAAAGACTGCAACGTATGAAGATGTATATGATTTTACTCAAGAGTTGGATCATGGAGCAGCACCTCTTGGCGGATCAAGTGAACTATATCAACTAATCGAAATGGGCACAACAAAAGGTTCAAACAAACTACAAGGTGCAAAAACTATATGCATTCATAATACGGGGGCAGCTGCTGCAGAAATAGCTTTTCGCACTCAACTATATGATGCTACACATTCATCTGAAAGTACAGGAACGATTTCAAGTACGGACACAAACACAGAAGTAATATGGTGGACAACCTTTAATACTATATTGCCTCCAGGCGATCATATGATATTACCTTCCAATAAATTTGTTAGCTATACTAGAGATGTAAGTACAGACCCAGGAGCTGTAACAAGCGCAGCAAATCAAGTTCAAGTGTTAGATACAATTGTATCAGGGGTAAGTAGTTATGATTCTGGAAAGGTTGGAGTTGATTCAGGAACAAATGTAGATGGGGCTCACAACGATGCAGTTACTACTCTTGCAGTAGGAGATGGCGATGTATTTATGGCAGGAGATTTTATAAGAGTTAACAACGAAGTTATGGAGGTAACTGCTGTAGCTACAAACAATTTAACTGTAATAAGAGGCGCATTAGGGAGTACAGCCGCTAGCCATTCAGATACAAATGATGTTTTTTACTTTTTAGGGAATCATTTAGTAGAATTTAATGATCATTCAGTTGCTCAAACTGATAGATTCGGTAATTATAAGTGCTCAACATTTTTTGGTCAAGGAAGGAACTCAGCAGGCGATGGAGTTGCTGAAAATATTGATGGTATAGTTCCTGGCTCAGTAGCAATAAGGTTTTATACAGAAGGCAAATATCAAGAATGTGGACTAAGCGGTAAGACCTTGTCCTCGTCCACAGGATTAACTGCAAGCACTCAGTATTATTTCAAAATACAACAAGATGGTGGTGTGCAACAAGAGCTAAATATAACCACAGGATCAACAGTAACATACCAAGCTGTTCTGAATCTAATACAAACAGCTATAAATGACAATTCAGTATTAAATGCAACTGTAGGTCTAATTGGAGGGGATGTAAGATTTACATCTAATACTAACCTAAGCAGTTCTGCTATAGCTTTAGCAGCAGGAACTACAGGAACTAGTTTATTTTCACAAGGTGATTTCAATGTAACGCAAGATGTAGCAAGAGCTGCAGATGTTTCTAAGGATACTACAAAAACATTTAAAAATATATCGAGAAAAATTTCTACTAGTTACTTGTACGATGATGGTAAGGGAAATTTGATTAGACCTCAAGGTGGAACTGGTACAATTAATTATGAAACTGGTGAGATTAATTTCACAGGATGCCCAACTAATGCAGAGTTTAAAATAACTGCTAATACAAATTCTGCACTAGCAGGTGGAGATGCTGAGATTGGTGAGTCTACTGGTTCTCAAGGAAATATAATAGATAGAATTTACGCAAGAAGCTTAAATCCAAAAGTAAACACTAAAATAAGAACTTTAGTTTTTTATTAAATATAGGAGATTATCGGCATGGCATACGGTTATAAAATGAGAAAACCAAAAAAACGTAAGAAAAAAAAGATGAAAGTAAGACGTAAGAAAAAGAAGTGAAATGGCAAAGTTCAAAGGTAAATCAGTTAGATTGAATAAGCCCTCTCGTATTAGAAGAGGACAACCAGGTTATGGTAGAAAGAAATCTCAAGTCTTTGTTAAGACTAGATCAGGTAGAGTAAAAAGAGTGACCTTTGGTGATCCCAATATGAGAATAAAAAAGAATCAAAAAGGTAGAAGAAAATCATTTAGAGCAAGGCACAATTGTGCTACTGCTAAGGACAGAACAACAGCAAGATATTGGTCTTGCAAGGCATGGTAGTATGGCGAGAAAAAAAAGAAGAACAAAAAAGCGTAGAGCAAAAAGCAGAGTTAATGAAGCAGGTAACTATACAAAACCTGCGTTAAGAAAGAGATTGTTCTACGCTATAAAAAGAGGCTCAAAAGGTGGAAGAGCAGGTCAATGGAGTGCTCGTAAAGCACAGATGCTTGCTCGTAGATATAAAGCTGCAGGTGGAGGGTATAGATAATGGCTTTAAAGAAATCACAAAGGTCATTAAAAAAGTGGACATCTCAAAAATGGGATTATATAAGCAAAGGTGATAAGAAAAAACCTAAAAGTAAAAGAGGTAGATATCTCCCTAAGTCTGTCAGGGCAGGACTAACCAAAGCTCAGAAAGCATATGAAAATAGAAAAAAAAGAAAAGCAACAAAAGCAGGTAAGCAAAGAGCTAAATACTCAAAAAAAGTAAGAAGAAAAATGAGAGGTAAATAATGGCATCAGCCCCAATATATTGTACGCATAAAGAATTAAAAAGAGTATTTCCACAACTTGATGAATATGATCAAAAGACTCCTGTGTATGGGTGGACTACTGAAACATTAGATGGCAATACATATTATGCCTCCTATGATTCAGGATTAATGACTCAATTATTTATTGATGGAAAATCTCAACAATCAGGAAATCAAACAGTTGGTACAACTTCAGCAACACTAATAAATAGCGTAGGAGGACATACAGCGGTTGCTACAACCATAACAGTTGATAATGGTGTAAAAATAACAGATGCAACGTATATAAAAATAGGTGATGAAATTTTAGGAGTAACACTTATTTCTACAAACACTTTAACAGTTGTAAGAGGGCAACTTGGAACAACTGCTGCTGTTATAGCTGATAATGCTCCTGTTTATTTACACTTTCAACCATCTGCAAGTGGCGATAACTTGTACGATGCAGATAATGATTTTATAATATTAAAATATGATTCTAACCCAGCAGACTCTCTAGTTGAGGTTGGCGAAAATTTTGCTAATATGGTAACTCAATTCAGAACTGATGCAAGTAGATATCTTGATTCTAGATTAGATCCAAAGCTTCCCAAATCACAATGGAAGAATAGCGCAGGTGAGTTTGATTATATTATAGTCCGAACAACTGCTTTAATAGCAGCTTGCTTTATGATTAGAACTAACAATCCAACTTCTGAAGTATTAGAATCTATAGAAGCAGAGTTTGAAAAAAATATAGAGCTTCTTAATACAGGTAGAGCATCTATAGGATTCCAAAATACTGGAGATGCATCTAAGGGAGTTATAAGAGATGTTACTTATACAGATGGTAAGCTTAGACCTGTAGATACAAAAGGAGATGCAAGGTTTGTAGACTTTGATTTGATTAAAGTAAAAATTACTACAGCTGGAGCTTTTGGTACAGGAAAGTATTCGGTATGGATTAAAGATTCAGACATGCTTAAAAATAATAATGTAGTTGATAATGAAATTATAACAGGAGATTACCAACCATTAGCGTATGGTCTACAAATTAGATTTGGGGGAGATGCAGATTCTGATCAGGCGGCATTAGATGATGAGTTTGAGGTTGAAGTAAGGGGTGTAAATGAAAGAACAGATGCATCTGACATTACTGGAATAAAAATGACAAGAAATAGAGGTGTATAATGGCAATAACGCCTGAAGATACATATACTAAGATATTAAATAAAATTAAGAGCATATTTAGAAATGAATTTGGTGGGTCTGTACCAGTTTACGTTGGTCACGAAACTAAGCCGCAAGGTAGTCAATATATAAGACTAGATCCTTTAGGTAGTGAATTAATTGAGTTTTTTGCTACAGCAGAAAGTAGAGAATACACAATAAATATGTATTACTATTTCTTAGATAAAAATATAAAAATTTCTTCTTTAGAGCATGTACTTAGATATACATCAAGAATTGAAGCTTTAGTTCACGACAATATATCTACAACATTAGCAGATACATCTAATCTATATAATTGTAGAATAGAGTCTACTGAGTTAAATGCCTTAGAGGAAGAGAACGAGTATGTGGTATTACTCGTTTGGAAAGGTCAACACACAGGTAATATCTCATAAGGAGGGATTATTATGGCGAAAGTAAAAGTAAGGTTAAAAGAGGGCGAGAAGTTATCTTCTAATAATAATTTCTCTGGACTAGATGGTAAAATTTGGACAGCCCTAAATCAAGGTAAAGAGGTAAGCTTAGAAGAAGAATCCATTCCAAAGCTTATTAAAAAACAAATAACAATAGCAGGGCAATCAGCTCCTGTTAGTAAAAAAGGAGGTAAATAGATATGGCTAATGCTATGTTTTCACCAAAGGATTTTAAGGCATGGATTATAGAGGAGGCTACTACTGGAACAACTCCAACTATAACATCTGGATTGTATCAATTAGATGTCGACTCTGTAAGTTTTCCATCTTTAAACCCAAATCAAGTTATGGATGTAAGAACAAGTACAGGAAGAATTTTAGCTGCACAAGACTTTTTTCAAGACAATGAACATAGAGAAGTTACAGTTACTCTTTCTGGAGTTTTTCACAAAGATGGTGGTCATCTTATGTTATGGCAAAATGTTTGTGCTAACGATATGACCCCAGCTGCAATGGCAGATATAACTTTACCATATAATGCAACTGGAATTAGTGGTCTATATGGAGTTACAGAAGGCAATAAAACTTTTACTTTAGTTTTAGCCCCGCCTGACACAACAGATGGATATAACATTGTTTTAAGTGGATGTTCGTGTACCGAATTTACTTTAACAGCTGATATGGGCACTAATGGCGGTATGTATATGTGGTCTGCTACAATATCAACAGGTAAGAACCCTACTACAAATGACACAACTACAGAGGCAGGAACTGCTTACGCTGGAAACAATAAATTGTTTATGTCAGGTTTAAGTGAGCAAGGTGTAGGTGGAATTGCAAGCGGTATAGTTTTAAATAATTTTGGAATAACCGTTTCAAGTCCATGCGTTTATACTGGAACATCTAGTACAGGTTATACTTCTTATGGAAGAGCATCAGAGATCGTCGTATCTGCAAATGCACAAGTTAAATACGATGCAGCAACTAGACCATTAATACATAGTTTTAATACACAGGTTGCGAATTCGCATTTAACAGCGCATGCTTTAACTATGACACAAGGCACACCTACGGATTGCTCAATAGCTTTCCCATCAGCTGTACTTACAAATGTAGGTCTTAGTGAAGGCGATGTTATGATGTTGGATGTAGAGATGAAAGGTGTTAATGTTGGTTCTGGCAATGTATTATCAGTTGATATAGCTTAAACCAAAATAAAATAAGAGGATAATAAAATGGAAATAAAACTAAGTACAGGACGTAAACTAAAACTAAAACCGATTACTAGGGATATGAAAGATAATATATCAGATACTATCGAATACAATCATGTAGAAGATAAGGATGGTAATTGGCA